CCCCATGCGCCGTTTGCATAACCCTCAAACGTCTGCGTGGTGGTGTTGTAACGCAAGTCACCGTTTACAGGTGATGCTGGACGTGATGCAGTCGTTCCTGAAGGTATCTGAATCGCACCAGCGCCGGGGATTATTGGATTCGACGCCAAACTAACCGTCGAAATTCCACCCACAGTAGATACGTTGATCTGGCTAGTCGTGCCGCTAACAGAAGTCAGCGTACCATCACCGATACCGAACGTCTGCCATGATCCTGCGTAGTAGCCCTCAAATCGACCCAAATCGCTGTTATAGCGAATCTCTCCAGTCGTTGATCCACGCTGAGCGGTTGTACCAACAGGAAGTGTCACGCCAGCCGTGCCGGGGATCACTGGGTTACTTGCAAGACTAATTGTAGGTGTGGATGATCCATCACCGCCTGTCACGCCGATTTGATTTGATGTACCAGTAATAATTACTGGGCTAATTGTGGATGACGATCCAAGCGCCAATAATCCTGTGCCGGTAGCGTTAGCTAATGCCAGCGCTAAACCAGTCAACTGGAATGTTGGATTACCTGATACGCCACTACCGTTGGTAACCGAAATGCCATTACCGCTTGTGGCGAGCGATCTAGCTGTGATCGTATTGGCTGCAGACTTGACGATAACGCCTGTGCCTGCTGATTCTAGCGATCCAGAGGTGCCATTAAGCGCAATCGTGTAAGCACCCTGAGCACCACCGTCAGTAATGCCGATACCGTTAATAGCCGAAAAATACCGACTGTTAGGCAATAAAGGTTGCTGACCGACAGTTAAAAACGTCTCAGTGAGTGATGGACTTTGAGTGATTGCCGAAACAGTCGTCTGAACCGTCACTCCGTTCTGAACGACAGGGACAAGTTCGCTACCAGTGATGGGGCTTTGTGCGGTCGGTAATTGGCTGATCCGTACGTTTGACATACCTTACCTATGGCGAAAGATTATTGAGGTTGCCATCATTTGGAGTATCGCCCTGCTCTGGCGCAATTCCAAACTCGCCTTCTGTCGTATGCTGCGGTGTCTGATTAGGATCAAGCGCAACATTCGGATCGGTCGTGAGTGCATCATCGTACACAGCAATATCCAAATCTGGTCTCGGAAACCGAATTGTGATTTTTTCAGGGGATCTTGCAGGCAGTCTGTATGGATCCCATTCATCAGAGCAGGAAACAGAGCATACCTTTATCGCAGGTATATTCCCGTCTGGACGCATATCACTATACGGACGCTTCATTTTGCAGCGGTCACACACGAACACGCTTAGAGTACTATTACCTATTGTATCTAAGAATCTAGGCATTTTCAGCCTCTTTTTTCTTTTTAGACCAATATTCAATCAACGCACGCCGCACTTTCTCAACGTGTTCTTTTGATTTGGGTTTGCCAGTAACAGCTTTTTTCATTTTTTCAATATGCTCAGCCGTTAACTTTTTACCCGTAAGCTTTTTAGATGTGTTTTCACCTATTTTTTTACGAGTTTCTAAAGATATAATTTTATTTTTATTGGCAATACTAATTGCTAATTTATGTTCTTCAGAACGAATTGACCCTAATGCGTATTTATTGCCAGAATGGCGCATACTCATTAGTTGTTTTGTTTTTTCAGATACTTTACGATTAACATTAGCTTGACTTATTTTTTTTCTTGCTTCTTCTGAATGCGGCACACCTAAACGAGGCGGAACATCATTGATGATCATTTTGCCAGCGGCACGGTTATAGCAAGTATTTTTGTCTTTGAGCAATTGTTTAATAATCGCAACTTCTAATGTAGCGCAATCATTTAATGTGCCTTTGGCAATGATCTGACGAGTAAAATCCTCTGGTCTTTTATTGTGTTCAACCATCATAGACTTAGAAGAACAGACATACCCATCTTCGACGTTTCCTTTGTGAACGCCGACATAAATCTTAGCAGTTTTGTGGTCTGACCACGAATAAACAAAGGCTTCCATGATGGTCTTATTTTACCCCATCACCTAGTGTAATAGCTAATATTTGGCGCAATTAGTATCGGCGATTTGTCACGGTTTTCATTTTGCGCCATGACTAAATGTTTTTCGTACTGTTGTTCGCAATAAGTTATGCGTGATGGATCGACAGCAGGTAGCTCACACGCCATCTGGTGTGACAATCCCCACTGGATCGCAAGGTACATATACTGAGGAATCTCAATCGAGCCACTCAAGTCACCCACGTCCTGAATATAGCGGCTTAACCACAGCTCAAGCTGCGGCCCGATGCTGTTTGGTACAGGCCACACTTCCATATTTGGCTGTGGAATCGTGCGATTGAACCAATATTGCAGCGGACGCAGCGCAGTAAACGATCTATTTGGCAGATTTGAGTAATCATCACGGTTCATGCGTGCCATTGGTATGGCGACAGGCAATGTTCCGAACACAACCTGATAAAAACCCATGTCTACACCAGAAATCTGCTGAATTCTCCAGAATCCAGCGGTCGCAGATGGGTCTAAGTCGTAATAAATCCACGTTCCGGCAGTCCAATTGACCGCTCCGGGCGCTTCAACAGTCACCCAAGTGATATTGTCATAGGAATATTGCAATTCTACGGTTACAGATCCAGTTACAGCAGGCAAAATACCGATTGTGCTGATGTAAACAGGGCTACCTGAACCCGGTGCAATACCAATTGAGCCAGTATTGTTGGTCAATTGGCAGATTAAATTGCCCACGCCATTAAAAGCGTTGAGCGTAACACCAGAAGTGCTGTATGCGTTCGTATTGACGTTGGTCAAAGTACGATAGTTGGCGTTCAAAACGTCAACCGTACCTACTGGTAAGTAGTATTCAAACTGATCTGGGATCAAGCCTAGGACAACCTTGTTGATCGCCCAGTAGTTGACACCCCAGTTAGCTAGACTTGAGAGCAAATAGTACAGGCTATCTTTAGCTGCAGAGACTTGCTCAACCGTCAACTCTTCCGCAAGCTTACCCGCACGCCTAGCTCCATGATCTATGAGTTGTTGGACGGTAATTACAGTCGTACTAACGGTTCCTGATGTACTCATGCTTTATCCTATTACCAATTTGGGCATTTCCAACGCTTCATTGATGCTCTTGCACGACTACCCTTTTCACTTTTTTCTGCAATAGGACTCATTCTGGCACAAAATGAATTCTTACGACTGCCGCCTTGTGGTTGCGGCGCTTTCAGGTGGCTTCCTGTCTCACGATTATACTTGGCACGACCCTTTTCTGTAAGTCCTGCGCCTTGCTTTGTGGGCAACTTTTCGCCACGACCAACAGCCAGAGATACGCCACCCTTTTTCATCTTCGCTGTCTTTGCAGATTCCTTAAAAGCTTCCGCAGTCGGAGCGCCTTTGCTACCTACTTTGCGCATATGCTCACCAGATCCATGAGCAATACGCTCTTGCTTGGCGTGGATGTTGGCGTATAACCCACCAGATTTGAATTTCTTGCCAACGTCAGCCGCAGCAAACTCTTTGCCGACCTTCTGAGGGATGCCCACTTTCTTGGCAAACGCCTTGGAGTGCGCAACCCCCATCATCAGACGATGCTGAGAAGGGGATTTGCTAGGCATGATTAAGTACCTACGCCGGTGACGTTGTTGTTGTTTTGAATCAACTTACCAGTAATGATAATACCAGCGGCAATAGTCCCAGTGCTTGTCACTAACTGCCATTGAATATCAGTTTTTTCTGAGTAAGCAAACGGGTCAGAAGCTCGTGAGGCGGTATATATTGACACGAACGGCTGTTGCAATACGGTTAACTTAACCCCAGTTACGTTATTGATAGCTTGCACTTTATAAGTAATAATCGTGCTACCTGTGTAACTGTTTGAGCTATTAACCTCAGCCAGATCAAGATAAAAAGTATATCCAGCAGGAACAGTATAAATAGTGCTTTGTGATTTGCCGATACCGATGTTGATTTGAGCTACCACATTAGACGATTGCTTCAGGGTAATCGTTCCGACGTTAGTGTTTTGTCCCGTTCCGGGCGATACCATCAACAAGCTATTAACACGAAAATATGAATTAACGGTAGTGACACCAGTAATGCCATTTAATGCCAAGGTTTCAGAAATTGGATTAAAGTTTGAATCCAATCCGCTAATTAAAATTTTTGCAGAAGTATCATCAGATGCTGAAGTACTTACCATCGTCAAAGTTGACGCTGACGTAATATAAGTGTAAGTCGTTGCATTTTCCCAAATAGGGATTGGAGTCGTTGTAACAGAAGATTGATAACCAAAAAGACTTACAACGCTATGACCCATGATCTGACCACGAGCCACTTGAAGGTCAAAAGGCTCATACGCTCCGCCACGGGTTACCGACGCAACAATGTTATTGCTCATAATCTATCCTTAAAGGTGGAGGCGACCTAAGCCGCCCCCGTTCCTATTAGTAGTTGCACTTACCACCACGTTTCATTGGCTCAGTATGCGTGTGACCATGCGAATGTTTTGCTGAATGATCTTTCATGCTTACGTGACCGCCGTGCTTGTAGCCAGCAGGTGATTGTTTAATCTCACCAGTGCCGAGCTTCTTGGTAGGCATTTTTGGACCACCATGCATTTCGGTGTTTTCGTAAGGCTTAACCGAGCCACCTTTAGCATAGTGAGCCTTACCACCTTTCTTGTAGCCAACGCCTTCAAGCGCACCAGTCTTTGAGGAGATTGACTTGCGCATTTTGGCACCAACTACCTTGGTATTGGCTTCAGATGCAACGGTGTCTTTCTGAATCTTACCGCCCATAGCTTTGTGCATTGCTTTGCCGCCTTTCTTGTAGCCCGGACCTTCTATGCCGCCAGTCTTGCCTTTGCTGTGAGCGCCGTAAGCCTCAACGCCACCCAACAAACCGCCGGGTACGTCAACCTTACCGCCCATCTTAAGACCATGATGAGCCTTACCAGCTTTCATGCTCTCGTGACGGTTGAGGCGCTCGTCTACACGATGCAACTCTTCACGCTCATTGC